TATGAGGCCAGCCGCGATAACGGCCACAGGCCGCATTTGGGTGGCTCACAGATAGGCAACCCGTGCGCTAGATCATTGTGGTATCAGTTTCGACACGCAAGCACACAGAGCTTTGAGGGGCGTATGCTGCGTTTGTTTGAGACGGGTGACCGCGAGGAGGGTCGCATCGTGGCAAACCTTCGGGCGATTGGGGTTGAGGTGTGGGAGGTCGATCCAGAGACAGGCCGACAGATTAATTACACGGCCTGCGGCGGTCACTTTGGATTGAGCCTAGACGGCATTGGCATTGGGTTTCCTGAGAGTGAACAGCCGCACACGCTTGAGTTCAAGACAATGAACGATAAGAGCTTTGCCCAGACTAAAAATAAGGGCGTCAGGATTAGCAAGCCGATTTACTGGGCGCAGTGTCAGGTTGGGATGCACTTGGCTAAGATCGACCGTTGTTTTTTCTTTGCGGTTAATAAGAATAACGACGAGATTTACGCAGAGCGGATCAGGCGGGATCGGGCGGAGGGGGCCGCGCTAATCAGCAAGGCTGAGATGATTGTATTTGATGAGAAGCCACCGACTAGAATTGCGGATGATCCATCCAAATTTGCCTGTAGATTTTGTTCCTACATTCCGATTTGCCACGGCGGTGAATTGCCAGAGGTTAATGATCGAACGGACGCGCACAGCACTCCAGAGCGGGACGGCACTTGGAGCCGCAAGGAGGGCGCGGGGGGCCATCTCTTTAATCCGTTTATGACGCCTGACGATTGGGAGATCATAGACGCTGGCGATGATTTCGTGGAGTATCAGACCCCACGGGGCGTCATTCGCAATCAGGATAACAGTCAGGAATTGAAAGAAAGGTTTTCGTGATGTTTTGGATGGATTCAATGTTTGAAGCCACAACGTGCATAGATTGCGGTGAGAAATTTGCTGAGATGGTCGATGGTAAATGCTTTGATTGCGATGAGGTTGAGTATTCGCACGGACTAAGATTTGGGGGCGTTCAGAATATGATGCAGTCTGCAATGTCCAGCTTTGCACGGCCCACTGAGATCAAGCATGAAAGTGCAGAATATATTTCAATTTATCAAAAGTATTCGGGAACCAGAGATGACTGAAAATTGGTGGGAAGATTTGGGATTGATGCGGCGTCTGTTTCGCTATGATCCAGAGGCTGGATTGATTCACGCAAAGGATCGATCAGAGGAAGATTTTTACGACACTGGCGAGGGCAGTTCATTTGTCAGTGCTGCGGGTGCTGCGGCTAAATATAACAAAGAGCGCAGTGGCAAGATGGCTATGAACCGCAGGGTAAAGACTGAGAGATCGACGTGCTACTATTTATGTGGCGGCATTTCGTATCGCGGCCATAACAAGAAGATGCAGGCGCATCGCGTGGCTTTCTTTCTGCATCACGGCCACTATCCTATTTGGCCTAATTCTGTGGATCACATTAACAGAGATGGCTGCGATAACAGGATAGTAAACTTGCGAGAGGTCACAGCGCGTGAGCAGTCTGCGAACACTGGCATTGGCAAGGCCAATACGTCTGGCGTTAAGGGCGTCAGCTTTTTGAAAGACAAAGGAAAGTGGAGGGCGTCGATGAATATTAATGGCAAAAAAACTAATCTTGGTACATTTTTTACGATGAACGAGGCCGTGACTGCAAGGCTACAAGCGGAAAAAAGAGTTCTGTCCCATGACCTTTGAATTACGCGACTATCAGAAAGAAGCTGTCGATGGCTTGTACAACTACTGGGCAGGCAAGGCGGGTAATAATCCATTAATCGTGGCCCCCACTGGATCGGGAAAGACGGCTATCATAGCTCAAATAATTAAAGATGCGATGAGCTATCCTGACACTAAAGTTCTGGTTGTCACGCACGTCAAAGAGCTTCTGGAGCAGGGATCGAAGGGGCTGCTGGAATTGTACCCAGAGGCTGATTTCGGCATCTACAGTGCGGGACTGAAGCAGAAGGTCTTAGACCGCCCCATCACCTTTGCTGGCATCCAGTCGGTCTGGGAGAGGGCGTATGACATCGTGCCTGCGCCAGACTTGGTTCTGATTGATGAGGCGCACTTGTTGCCCAAGAATACTGAGACCAGATACAATCGCTTTATTGCCGATCTGAAGGTGTGCAATCCAATGGTTAAAGTGGTGGGTCTGACAGCGACACCCTATCGATTAGATTCAGGCTTCTTGCACAAAGGTGCATCCGCTCTGTTCGACGGTATCGCTTATGACATTCCAATCGATATGCTGATGGAGCAGGGCTACCTGTCGCCAGTCATATCGAAGGGCGGTCTGAACCAGATCGATCTGACCAACGTAAAGAAGCGGGGCGGCGAGTTTATTGAGAGCGACCTCGCCACGGCTGCATCTGATCCCGAACTGGTGCGAAAGACGGTTGCTGAGATTGTGGAACTGAGCGCGGATCGCAAAAGCTGGCTGGTGTTTAGCAGCGGCGTAAATCACGCCCACATGCTGAAAGATGAATTTGAGGCCCACGACATTGATGTCGGTGTGGTGACGGGTAGTGACAGCAGCGCCGTTCGAGAGCAAACGATTGCCGACTTTAAGAGCGGCGAACTTAAATGCTTGATAAATGTGAACGTGCTGACCACTGGATTTGATCATCCTGCTGTGGACGTTGTTTGTTTGTGCAGAGCAACCGCAAGTTGTGGCCTCTATATCCAAATGGTTGGGAGGGGTACGAGGGTAGCCGAAGGCAAGACTGATGCTCTCGTTTTGGACTTCGGCCAGAATGTTGAGCGGCATGGATTTATTGATAGGGTAAAACCAAAAGATCAATCTGCGGGGGCAGGCGAGGGGGAGGCACCCGTTAAAATGTGCGAGGCTTGCCAAGCCATGTGCCACTCTGCCTGCCTACAATGCCATGTGTGCGGCCATCAATTCCCGCCACCCACTTTGAACCACAATTCAAACAGCTATGCTGGTGCCATGCTGTCGGGCCAAGTAAGGCCCGAATGGGTTGACGTGGATAGCGTGATTTACAAAAGGCACAAAAAAGAAGGCAAGCCCGATTCGGTCAAGGTCACATACTACGCTGGGCTGCTATCTGTGAGCGAATGGCTCTGCCCCGATCACGGGGGATACGCCGCCAGCAAGTATCAGGAACGTAGAACATTGCTGGCGTCTGGGGCTGACACAACTAACGAGGCTCTGGATGAATGTCATTTTTGGAATTGGCCTAGCAGAATTAAGATCAAGCCAAGCACTTACGACCCGAAGTATCACGAAGTTGTTCAGTTCGATTACACAAAGGTGGAGAGAAAACATGAGGCGCAAGAAGGCCCATACGCTGATTTCAGTGGAGAAGATATCCCATTCTGAGCATTCGGAGCAGGTGGGATTTGTTAATTGGTTTCGGGCAAAGTATCCGAAAGTTTTAATCTTTGCGATCCCAAACGGTGAGAAGCGTAGCATCAGCGTGGCGACACGTCTGAAGGCTGAGGGGGTAACACGGGGGATACCCGATCTTTATATCCCCTCCTGCAATCTGTGGGTGGAAATGAAGCGCGTGACGGGCGGCAGACTTTCCCCCGATCAGAAAAAAATCATTAGTTATTTGGAATCGGTGGGGCATACTGTGATTGTCGGAAAGGGCGCTGGCGATGCGTCCAGACAAGTGTTGGAGTTTTTTGGTGGCTAAATGGAGTTTAAAGGACATGATTAACCGGGAAGAATATGAGCGTGTGTGCGATGAGAACAGAGAGTTAAAAAAGTTGCTGATGGAGAAACATTATGACGGGCAGCGCAAGGCAGCATTTGCTGATTATTTAGAAAGAACACTGAAGCCAAGGGAGGAATAAATGAAAAGTTTAACGCCAGCGCAGGACGCTGAACTGAAGTTTTTACGAAGAGAGGTCGATATGTGGCAGGACAAAGTCCACGAGAAGGGCGACACTGTTTTGCCAAACGCGCCAAATAATTTGTGGGTGGCGCGGGAGGAATTAGACAGATTTGTACGAAATTTGCGAATTAACGATTATCACATCTGAGGGAGAAAACAGATGGCTTGGAAGTTACTAGAGTTCGAAAGATTACAGGCTAAAACAAAAGGGCCAGATGGTAAGCGGCTTCGGCCCACACTGCCCTGCGATATGGGAAAGCCACAGCCCCGCAAGATAAATACCAGCGCGTTCAAGCCGATCTTGGTAGCGTTAGAAACGCACGGGCCAATGACCAGCAGAGACTTGGCGCGGCTGTTGAAAAAAAACAGCCACAATATTTGTGGGACAATTCGCCAAGCTATTGCGGCAGGCCTGATTGAGCAGACGCCTCACGCTATTGAACGTGAGGATGCGAACGGCCACATGGATTGCTGGCTGTATCATATAGCTGCCTAAAAAGTCATCGGGGGAAAGTCGCCAATTTTATTTCCCCCGATATTAAATGTATTTAATTTGTATTTGCCTATTGTAACTCCAGATATATCTGTTATGTATAATCGTATAGTTATTTAGAAAGGGACTTAGAAATGCAAGACCAGATCAATAAAGCCTTCGCCGCACTTAACCAGCGCCTCCACACGTCTCACCAAGAGTTTGCAATTCACAAGCTGGATGGCCTTAAGGCATTTATTGGCAATGCCAAAGCTGAATATGAAGATGGGTCCAATCAGTTTCGGGATGTGAACTGGCGGGGAGGCTCAAATTTTAATCACCACCTCGCAAACGTGGCTTGGTTTGGTAGCGCCTCAATGATGAATTTGCTTTGCGGACGTGGCCGCGCAGGCGCTCTTGAGGCTATGGAAAAAAACACTGATAGCGTAATTGCTAAACGTGACGCGAACATCATCAAGGCTCTGGAGAAAAAAAGTGTTACCAGCATCCCAGATTTTGAGCTGATCGAATGTTCAGACGGAGTTGAAGGCGAGTTTCATGTAGATGACCACATCGTAACGATCCGCACAATTTTAGCTGGCGGCTATAACATCCAATGCCTCCACCAGCGCACCCTCATAAAAGTAAAATAATCAACGGGGGCCATAGCGCCCCCACCAACCAAGGAGAGAAAATATGAAATACGACTGGGAAAAAGAAATTGATCTTGAGGGAATACTGAAGCGGATCAATGAGCCGCTTCCCCTTAATCTTTCTGTGATCGGCCTTGCAGTAGTTAACACAGACGCCTTCGAAGGGTGCCTGCAAATTGATGTTGACCACTGCCAAGTCTGGATCGGCAATAAATCTGTTGACGTGATGCAAGACATCAAGGGCGATGCCTCTACCGCCTATGAAGAATGCCGCAAACGCCCAGAGAAGGAGACAGGCCAATGATCCCCTGCCCAGAGTGCGACCACACAGATTACCACGGCAAGGTAGAGAAGGAAGTCCACCAGAGATTTGGTGGAACGCTGGAGCCTGTTGGACAGTGGGTTGATTGCGACCACTGTGATGGAAGTGGAGAAGTTGAGGATGAAGAAGATGAAGAGTGATGAAACGGTGGTTAAATTTCCGCAATTATCGGAGGTTGACAAGCAGTTTGAAGAGCTTGAACGTCAGCGTGATTTAATAAAAGAGCAGGCTGATTTAATCAAAAACCATCGGACAAGCCCTTCAAAATATCCTTGAGCGATGGCTTTTGTTTTGAGTTTGGCATGTAAAGGCATTCGAACGATTTGGGACATTCGCGGAAACTAAGCGTGGGGTAGTGATAGCCTAGCGTACCATTTTTTCCCGAATATAGGCATATGAGTTCAGTGCCGTTTGTTATGTATTTCCATCGATAACACGTCACATATTCTGGGTTGAGTAGTGATGACGCGAGGATGAGCGGTATAATTGTATTCATGATACCAGTGTCACCAAATAAATGCCGCCGCCAAGAAACCCAATAATCAGAATAGATAATCCCAATATTGCCATATTGTTTTGAATTTGCCGCTTGGCCTCGTCTTGTGCAAAGGCTGTTTTTTCCCGTTCAGCCCTGATTTCTCGACGCATCTCCAGCATTTGGTCATAGGTTCCCCAGCCGAAACGCATGTTAATCATAGCAGCGATTTCTAATTCTCTCTCTTTTAACGTCTTTTGATGAATTAGTATTTGAAGGGCTTCCTCTTCTATAGACTGCCCTTGCGTAGCTTTTTCAAAGAACGTAGGCGCTTTTCTTTGTGCCTGCGCCCGATTTATATCAGCACATGCACCGTACCAAGACCCTAATTGTTTGGAAATGCCCTCCAGTTCCTGAGCATGTCCGATAACTTTTTTGATGCTGGTATAGGCCGTACTGGCTATGGCAAATGCGCTAACCGGGTCAATCATTGTTCATGCCCCCTAAAAGTTTATTACGGCCACCATAGCGCGTCTGAGGGGCTGTGAACAGCTATCCTATTGTGCGGCCTGCTGGACTTTACTAGAGACAACCTTCTGTTCTTGGATGGCCCTTATGAGAGCCGCTGTGGCCCCCTCTGGGTCAATCTGCACTGTTGGCACACTGACACTGTCAAACGCCGCCTGTGCCTCTGGTGTGGCCGCTTCTGCTGGCCCCACACTGCTTTCATTTGTTGAAGACGCCAACAGTGCAGCCTCCAAGAACCCACGGCCATCACTAATATTGAGAGCATTCGCAAGCCGCTTAAACGCAGGCGTTTTAATTGCAGCAACAATTTCTGGTTCAGACGCTGAGACGGCAAGTTTTTTGAACGTAGAGCTATTAAAGAAATCACCCGCCGCAGCAATTTTAACTTTGTCTTTTTTTGACAACAAAATCTCACCCAGAGTGTCCATAGCCATAGCCCCAGCTTGGCCCCCACCCACATAACCAACGCCAGCACGAACAATTCTATTCCCCATAATTCTTTGGAAAACAGTTTTTACGGCTCCTTCGGCAGTAATCGCCTGCACCAGAGCTTGATTGGCTTTACCTGTCGGAATAACCGCCGCACGGCCCTGCGTGATGAGCTTGGAGATGTCATTAAGATCATTGAAGACCTTTTCCGTTTCGGGGCCAAGAATTTTAATCACCCGTTTATAAACATCATTGTTTATTTTAAGCGCATTAAAAGTTGACGAAAATTTGGCAAAATCAAACGGCCCATCAAATGCCTGATTATCAGACCTAGATATTGCGCCAAGTGCAGTTGCCAATGCCTCTCTTTGCATTTCTTGGGGAACTAATTTTAAAATCCTGTTTAGATTTGTAATATCTCCCTTTTTTGATCCCTGTGACATTGCTGCTGTTAAAACGCTGGCTATACTTTTTTCGCCATCTTTAGCAAAGAAATTAACCATACGTTTTTCAAGAGCTTTTTGCTTCACCGTTGTTTGATTTGCCAAACGCAGTGTGGCTTTTACTTCGGCTCCTGTGCCGGGGTTTAATTTTTCGGCCACTCTTTGCGCCGTTGAAAGATAATCTTCGGTTAATGCTCTATATATACGTTTCGCAGTGCCAGTATCCATATCGGCAAATTCGCCTTCGCCCTTGTTTATGGCTTTACCAATGCTGGTTCTGAATTTTTTTAGTGCGGCATAAGTTAATGGTGTGTTTGGGTCTGTTAATTTATCGAAAAGCATTTTTTCTTTGCCTGCCAAACCACCTACGCCGCCAAGTTCTTCAAGCATTTTATTCAACAGCATAACACTATTTTGTGGTTCAACCAGTGAGCTTGCGGGAACTGCTGCGTCAACCTCTTTGTACAATCCACCTGCGGCTCTTTCTAACTCTGCTCTCGTTTGCAAGACAGTTGTTTTAATTCTTGCAGCGACTGTAGAAATGTCAGGTGTGGCATCCATTTCTGCCATTACTTCATTGGCGCGTCTAGATGCAGCCACAACAACATTTCTGAAATCTGCTTCGGCTTCAGACCCTGCAAGTGATCGGCTTAGACCAGCCGCACTTTTTAGCTGCGTGTCATTGCTTAAAATATCTGCTGGCACGTCAATGCCAAGGCGCTCTGCCGCTGCCGCTGCGTCTGGGTTTACTTTAGCTGCCGCAGCTAGGGCTTCCGCTGCCTTCTGGGAACCTCTGCCGCCAGTGGATGCCACACGAATTAATTTGCCCAACGCATCTGGAGTTAGGGTGGGAGCCGCCTGTGCTGCGGTCTGTGCCGTGGGGGCCGCTGCAACGGGGGCAGGGGCTTGAACAGTACGCATTGCGGCAAGCTCGTCAGGGGTAAACTGTCTAGCCACCTTAGCCTCTGTTATGCCGCCCACACTTGGATTTAGCATTTGACGGCCACGCATCAGAGAGCTTGGAGAACCCATAAATGCGTCTGGCATTGACATCATGTCATTTGCAAATCTTGTTGCGTTTCCTTCGCTCATGCCTGCCTTCATAAACAGGTCTGCAATGCCACCAATAACGTATCCAGCGCCCTCTGAGGCAGTTCCTGCCACGGTTAATCCTGCGTCACCAATAAGCTCTAGTGCAGATTGCACGGCTTGAGGTATGGTGATTGTGGGTCCATCTTTTAATGATGGGTCAGCAGCTTTCTGGGCATCGCTGTATCCGTACAGTAGAACCTCGTCAGGTACGTCAACAATGCCGCCCTCACCAGATAGGTTTACACCTGTTGCTGCTTTTTCAGCCAGATCGCGGCCCTCTTTGGACATCTGCTGACGCAGTGGTACGGGGGTTCTTTTAGGTTGCACCTTGGCCGTGCCATCCTCAGCAACAGGAACTGGCATTGTGGATGTGGTTTCGGCTGCGGTGGTTTCGGCCTGATCTTTCTCTACTATCTTCAATGCCTCTAAAAGCAATATCTGCCTGTGCAATTCTTCTTTGCTCATGCTTTTTATGTTTTTTCCAGCCATTTTATTACCCTCCTATTCTTGCTAAATATGCTTGCAATTCAGCCACTGTCATTGCCATTTTATCTTGAGGAGTAATTGCGCGAAAATCTGAATCTGTCATGTTTGTTATAACATCAGCCGCTCTTTGTGCCTCTTCACCCTGCTCAACTTCAAATCTATTTCTTTGGATTTCCACCCATTTAGAAATCCCACCACCCAGTGGATCAGTTAAGTATTCGGCAGCTTTTGCATAGTGTATTCTTAATTTTTCTTGCGCGACAACTTTATCAGAAATCCATTGTGAAAGCTCTTCCTCTTGCATTGTATTTGGAAGCGAAGTTGCCAGCGCAAGTTCTAATTCTCCCGCACTTAATGCCCCAAATGTATTCATGCCAACGACAGCCAAACCAAGTTCGTTTCGGAGAGTGTCTAAAGCAATAGATGACGCAAAAACGCTTGGAAACTTACTTTCAAGCCAACCAGTATTGGCTCCACCTGACGGCAAATCTACAAGCACCCTAGCTTTTTTCAAAAGCTCAATTGAGTTTGTTAGTTTCCCAATACTTTTCAGAGCTTCAACACCAATTTGAACAGCACTCTTGCCAGCCTCTGCGGCGGCAGAGCCTCTTAAAGTATCAGTAATACCAGCCTTACGGGCTTCATTCATTACTCTTTCAAAATCTGCTTGTGAAACAGGTTCGTTACTACCGCCCTCTCTTAAAACAGAGCCACTATCATATGTAGTTAAAGTTGTGCCGTTGCCGTAAATAACTGTTTTTCTTGAGTTGCCCAGACTTGTATCTACTGGGTCGATCAACGCACTATCAGTCGCCGCCAGTGGGTAAACAGGGTTGTTTGCGGTCATCCGTGCTTGGTATTCAGCAGGGCTTAACTGTATTATTTGCTCATTAACATTTTTTGTTGCAGGGTCATCTGTTCGTGATGGGTCTAAATATTTATTAAGACTTACTTTGCCTGCTGCCCCAGTTGACTTTTCAACACTTTTAAATCTTGCGCCTTGTTCTTGCAGATCGGCAAATCCTTTAGCTGTTAAGAAGTCACGATATGCTGGCTCATAAGCTCCAGTTGGTTCCCCTTTGTCATCCAAGACTGGAACTTCAATCATGTATTCTTTCGGATCGCGGTAGGTCGCCGCCTTCGGCTTTAAGCTAGGAGCGATCTGGAGGCCCAGAGCGGCCCGTGCCTGCTCTACCTTGTCTATCTCTGCTTTTTTTGCGTTCAGATAGTCTATGGGCGCTCCCACGGAGAGAGTGGTGGCACCAAGTAAGGTCTGGCCCGGTATCGATGAAACTTCAGACATTTTGCGGAAGAACTCAAACGCCGCCATGTAGGGGTCGGCCTCTTCGGGCATTGGCAAGGCTTGATTGACATATTGATTAACTAAGTCAGCATTGTTTCCACTTATTTTATTCAAAACGCCACGGGTAGGGTCAAGTTCCATTCCAGCCGCTGCGCCTAAATTATTACTTAAAGCCATCTTATTCTCCAATTCCGCATTCCGCAGATCGTCTTTCATCGTGCTTACGCTGCCCCCAATGTCTCTCAACAATTCAGACAGCGTTGCCATTTATGTATTCGCGTACTTTAAAGCAGCCGCACCAATTTGACCAACTGCGCCAATTGTCTGCCCATACACAGATGGCTGCGCCTGATACTGCGATCCAGTGGTGTAGCCATAGCTGCTCTTGTTGTACGGGGTGCCAGACAAAGCGCCCAATGCAAAATTGATGTTGTCAAACGGAGCTTGTTTTTCGTCTAAATAGGATGCGTAAGCAATATCAAGGGCTTGCTGATCCAGCTTTCGCTTCGCCTCGCCAGTCGTAATGAGACCCTGCGCCGCTTGGTTTTGCAGGTTCATTATATCAACGCCCTGACCTTGGTAGGCACTCATTTGATTAATGCGGGAAGCCTCATCAGATTCATAGGCAGTACGGGCGGCATCTTCCGCACCAAATCGTGCGGATCGCTGATCATCAAATACTGTTTTTCTTCGGTCATAATCTGTATCAAAGCGATTGGCTGCGAATTGCAGACCCTCCCGTGCGGCTCCCGCTCTTAGGTCTCCTGCGGCCTGTGCGCCCCCTGTGGCGGCTTCTGCCTCCATAATGCCCAGACGTGACCCAAAGCCACCACCGCCCCTTGCAGCGCGTGATCTGGCCTCGTTCTGTGCGCGAATTGTCTGCTCTTCGATTTCACGAACAGCGGGGTCCATTGCGCCCTGATAGATGTCCATAAAGGGCTGTGCGCCCTCAAGATTAAATGAGTCGCCAATTTGAAACTGATCGCCCATAAGCTCTTCGCGGGTCATACTGTCGTAGCCACCGCCAAGGGTGTCAGCAATATTTCCTGCCTTATCGTAAAACGGCTGATAGCTGCTTGCGCCGTCCCGTAAAATATCTCCACCCCTACGCTCATCTAAGGAGAGCGGGTTGCCACCCCTAGTGATGTTTCCTTCAGCATCATAGGAAGCCTGTTGAATGCCAGAGTATGGGTTGTATGGCTCGTTAGCCACTGTGGCAGCACTTTGAAATATTCTACGTCCAGCGGCGGCAACCCATGCTGGGATTTCCGTACCCTCAACTGTCTCAGATGAGGTTGGAAATTCTTCATATGTTGGTGTGCAAAAGCTGCCCATTTAAGCCTCCATGTAGAGCGAACCTACCTTGGCTAAACCAAGTCGCTCATAAAATTTATCTTTTCGTTCGCCGTCACTACCGTAGACGTGACCCAGCTTGACCTTTATTCCAGCATCTCTACCAATTTCCATAAAGCTCTTGATCAGATTTACTGCAATTTTTGATTTCCTATGTTCTTCATATACGAAGAAGAATAGGTCACCTAAGTATTTCTCGTCTGACCACCAGTCGGATGTTTCCATGCCACCAATGCCCCCAACGATTTTACCGTCAACCTCCGCGATAATCACAACGCCCCTGTGGAGGGCATTGCTAATTGCGTTGGTTAGTTTTTCAGAATTGATTGGCGATGTGCCAGACACTGTCTCTGAATGCATGACGTGTAGCATCATGTAAATTTCAGACAGGTCTTCTACTGTCGCCAATCGCACCATCACGCCATGCCACCCAGTGCGCCCATTGGTGGAGCCTGACGGGGGGCTGGAGCGGCTTGAGCCATCATTGCCTCCTCGTCTGGGCCAGTAACTTCTTCGATGGCCCCGATAAGCTCCGCAAGCTCTGGCAGGATCATTAGGAGAGCCTGCGCGGCCTCTGGGCTAATGGCACGATCAAGCATTTCAAGTTGCTCTTCTGTCATTGATCCCAGCCGCGCCATGATGACAGCACCGATTTCGGGGTCTGGCTGCATGACTGCCATTTTAACATCTTCGGGAATACCCTTGCCCATTCCTATATCGTCGCGGGGTTGCGGCCCCATATTCGCGCCAGCCATGTCGGGCATGGGTGGTCTTTGTCCGTTCATTCCTTCAGCCATGTTGGCCTCCTTTTATGTTTAACCGATGCCGAATAATTTTTCGAACTTTCGCCCTATTTTTTCAGCGACTTTTATAACCTTGGGAGCTACCATTGCAGCAATATTACCAATCGTTTGGCTTCCTGTTAGTGCCGATACGCCCAGTCGTACAGCTTCTGTTTTTGCTGCACTTTTAATTGCTTGCTTTGGCTTTACCCCAAACGCCATTTGAGTGAGGGCGTTTGCGCCTCCAGCATACATAGACGTTGTGTAATTTATTCGGCCAGCACTACCCGCGTCACCAAGTGGGTTCAGTCGGTCAACGACCCTACTACCGTAACCCATGCTCCCTTTTCCAGATTGATCTGGCAAAAAGTCTTGGAATATATTTGGGTTTGTTCCAAGAAGTCGATCTTGATCTTTCACTAAGTCAGGTTTAAACCCACCTAGCCTAATCTGGTTTCTTGCACGTGCAAGATTTTGTCCTGCTGTTTGAAGGGCGTTTGGGTCTTTGCTTACTTCCTTGTTTTGTACTAATTTCCCTTGTGCATTTTTAGTTGACAAATCAAATGTTGGCGCTCCATCTGCGGTTTCATAAACAGGCCGACCACCTTTTATTACTGGCCTACGCGCATCCTCTCCCAGAGCAAACGAACTTGAAAATGGAACCCCAGCAAGTAGATTTGTGCCTGACAAGCCTTCACTTGCTGCCGCAGCCGCACCAATTTGACCAGCCACTTGCCCAACAGTCGCCCCCGCGCCAGCGGCCAATTGCTCTGGCGTCATGCCCCCGCTGGGCATGTCTAAGTCCATACCCTCTTTCTTTTCTGGTAAATCATCCTGCGGAGCAAACATGAAAGATTCATTTGGATTAAATTCAAAGAAGTTTTTAGCTTCGCCACGGGCGAAATTTACATAATCCTGCGCCGTTAACATTGGTGCCAATGCGCTTCTTTCTGTGGTGGTGATTTTATAGCGGCCATCACCTAAGTCTACAATGTCGCCCAATGCGCCGTATGCCATTAACTTACCTCCAAGAATGAAGCCACAACGTGCAATCGATTTGCCGTGGCCGCTGTAACTTTTAGTATTTCGCCCTCCTCAACGACCAATGGGGCCGTCAGGAGTTCCACAGTAGTATTAGCAGCAACGGCCTTAACTTTGAAGAGGCTAAAAACGCCAGCGGCTGCGTCCGTAATTGTGACCGTAATTGTGTCAGCATTGCCGCTATCTTCTGAAGCCAAGATCGATTTTACCAAGGAAGTAGTTGCCGCAGGGCAAGTGTACAGAGTAGTCACTGAAGTTGTTGTTAAGTCTAATTTAGCGTTTTTATAATTGTTGGGCATCTTATGCTATAAACCACGCTGTTGCTTCGGCCTGCTCGACGGCATTGGTCAGGCCAACACTGGCGGCAAAGTATGTTGCCTGCTTTTCTAGCTCAAGAGTGTTGGTAAGTCGAGCCATATAGCCCTGCTGATAGTTTTCGGGTGGGTTGGGTAGCCGCAAGACGGCAAGGGGCGCTCCTTGGCTCATCTTAGGCCGTCCTCTCTGACGTTTGCCCTAAAGTCGCCCAGCGTCCACTCATCCGTAGTGCCAGTGCTTTCAAACTTCAGCGCGATCTGCCTGCCCTTGGCGCGAGTGCTTACCTTTTCTGTCGATGACGTTATGGTAAACGGCCCCTTTACAGTTTCGGTTGAGTTGGGATATTTGCGCGTATTCATGTAGAGAAACAAATTTGTATTTGCGCCCATAGTTACGTCAGGCACAACTTTATCCACCATGTAGAGTTCTGTCCCATCTGCGGTAATCTCGCGGGGTGACCCCTCAATAAACGAAGTCATGGCCGCACCATCATCACTGGTTCCTGTTTCGTGATTATACAGGAAGCCGTCAGGATCAAATGCAAATGGCACTAACTTAGCTCCAAAGCTGTCGCTCCATACTGTCCGATCCATTGTTCCAACGGTCCACGCATTTTCAGCATAGTTGTATGTAACCATGCTGTCGTTTTCGGGGTTAGTTGTCCCTGCTGTGTTGTCGTTTGAAACATACCACCAAGTGATTTCTTTGAACGCTTTATTATGTCCTACTACAACTTTATCGATGTAGCGTTTTTGCATACGATCAAATACGAAATATTGGACAGAGCAGGGAAGCTCTTTTACCACGCCGTCATACCGGAAAAAATTGCGTTTACCCATCCAAAAAACGTCACCATCGATTGAAATCATTGTATTGAGGCCAGCCGCTCCACAATCTGTTGCAAGCAATCTGAAGCTAAAAATAAAGGGTGACCCAACAAAGGTCATGCCATAGATAGCCTCATCGCTGCTAATGATTGTTTCTTCACGGGCAGAAACCATTGCCACAATTTTAGTGCCGATCTGAAGTCTCTGATCGCCAGCGGTGTTGGTTGATGTGGGCGCAAACTTTGTGAAGTCTTCCTGCGTTGACCAGCGTATGAGCATATTATCGACATTGCCCGTGCTGTAGCTTGTCCCACCGCCCACAATAAAGTGTCGGTCTGGGAAGCTCACAATAGATGTTCTTGCAATTGTAGGGACGCTGTCAGCGCCTGTCAGGGAGGACACAAGGACGGCCCGATTAGTTGTCCCTGCTGACGTGTCCCAATAATAGATTGCGCCATTGCGAACCGTGGCAATTAAGTCTTCGCCCCACAGAGATAGGCTCCAAGAGCTATTGTCTAAATTAACGTCAGATACTGATGAGCTTCGCGGTGTCCCCCAAGTGCTTTCGCTCCAGCCGCCAACGCCCCAGCCCAGTGCAGGGTCAGAGCTTTGTGCGCCCAAACTTGCCGCAGAGCCAATTAAATACTTAATAACCACCACAAGGCCACCGCCTGCTGACACGGTTGATGTCGCCGCAGATGGGACTGTAATTGTGTATGTGTTGGCGGTCAGCACTGTGATTTGATAGCCGCCCATACTGTTTAGCGTGTCAGCCGTAACGCCGCCTGTAGCTGCCGCTCCAGATAGCACAACCCAGTCACCCGTGGTTGCCCCATGCACTGTGTCAGTAATTGTGACTGTGGTGCTTTCATCAGCAGTAGTAATTGGATTGATTAATACTTGAGTAACGACAGCGCCAGAATCGTGTGCAGCCGCTGTGGTGGAAGTAGTGCCTCTAGTGCAGCCCGTGAGGGTCAGGGTACTAATGCCAGTGTATGTGATGATTTCGGAGCCTATCTTAATGGCCCCAGCCGTCTTAAAGCCAGCCACGCTTGCCAGATCGATAGCGGTCTCGCTATTGTCCAGAGCTTCTGTTGTTGTTGTGGCAGCATCTGTCTGATCGCGCAGAGGTGTAATATCGTATATGGCCCCATTTTCAATAATATAAAGATGATTGTGCGTCCCAACGGCCAGTCGATCTTCGCCATCTACATCTGCCCTCCAGAACACCATGCGCCTGCCTATGCCTGTCAGACTGGTCGCTGTGCTGGTAATACTGCCAGCCGTGTCGAGGGCGTTTATTTGTTCTTTTTGCCAGCCTCCCAGCTTTTCTGGGTAGCCGTTTTTAAAACGGATTAGGTCTCCATCCACCCAAAACGGCCCCGCCTTACCCGCTGCATACTCCGTGATGTCTTTCACAATGCCGGGGTTATACTTTAATAATGATAGTGGCATCTGGCATCTCTCACTTAATCATAGCGGCATATGTTTTGGGTCCAACAATACCGTCAGCGTTCAGTTTGTTTTCGTCCTGCCACGCTTCTACAGCAGCCTTGGTCATAAGTCCAAATATACCGTCAGCGTCCAAAGCAAGAGCCTCCTGCACTTTGGCGACCTCTGGGCCTGTAGACCCCACCTTGAGCAGCACAGGGGCTTTCTGTGGCTTGTATGAGCCATCTAAGATCGACATGGCGCGGTGGTAGTGATGCTCACGGTCAGCAAGGCCGTTATAGCCTCCATTAATCCGCTTGGTTGCGCCCTTAACATCGCCTTTGTCGCAATACTTATTTAAGTTGTTTGTATTCCAGAACCAGCAGGCGCTTTCCAGCGCGCCCTCCTTTTGTTCTAGATAGTCAATTATTTGGGCTAGGGGTTTTCCAACATATTTAGAAAAGCGGGTGTAATTATCACGCCCGGTAAGCTGGACAATTCCACGGCCTCTGTGCAGCCATCCGTCTCTTGAAAGCTCATCGCCATTGCCCATACGATTAGCATAGACCACAGAAGCGATCCGCTCACTATCGCGGTGATACAGTTTTGCGTCACGTCCCGCTTTTTGGAAGTATTTCGGGAATACTGCATTGAGACCCTTTTCTGAATAATTCAGATTTTCTTCCAGAACTGTAAAATTTAGACTTTCGTGTCCACACTGTGCGAAAAACATTGAGATTCGCTCTGGTGTATTGATCTGATACTTAGCCAGCATTGTTTGCAAGGGTTTTACCCACTCTTGCCATTCTTTGTTGCCGTGCAGAAGCTGCTCAATTTGCCCAGATGATAAGATCATTTTTTCCCTGCGTATTTACTGATTGCGCGATTTCCAAACCAAAACGCTAAGACGGCAGAAAACAATCCAGATGTCTCGCCATCCCACATAAGATCAACTGCGGACATCCAGTCTCCACCAGCCTGCGTAACCTTGACCATGATAACTACTTTGGTGGCTACGAACAGTCCGAAAAAGGCATAAGTAATGACAGGACGAACAGAACCCCTGAGAGCGTTGACAAAGCCTCCAGCGTCAATAGATCGGTCATGTTCATACAATCCCTTTGTCTCTTCGATGTCAGCTTGCTTATCTAGTTCCACCAGCTTCATTTCGGATCGCCGCTGGGCAATCTCTGTCTCAAGCTGCATCATTTCCATGCGGTGTTTTTGCTGTTGATTGGCCTTGAAGTAATCAAGAACAGACGGCAGGAACGATGACCCGAAGCCCAGCAGACTTCCCAATAAAGCCATCATGGCTTTTCACCATTGATGAAGATGCCAAAACAGCCAGTGAGTGCGCCCATACAGACGCTAACCAAACCCGCTTGGGCATTTGTTACAAGATCGGGTGGGATAGACATAAACCAGTGAACACTTTGATATGTAAGCACCGTGACAGCCAACATCATCAAACGAGGTAATATTTTTAATTTGTCAAAAGTCTCTGGCGTCATATTCATTTTGTCACCCCATTTTGGTTAGAACCGCCAGCAGCATTAAGATAATAGCTCCACTGGCAGTTATTAGGATCGCCTCCAGACGCTTCACTCTCGTAAAAAGCTCTTTGTGTTGTATGGTCACTTCTGTGCGGAGAGATGCAAAGGTGACGTTTAAATCATCAATACGGCTGTGTGCGCTGCTGACGGTTCGTTTATCCATTAATCTTCCAATACTTCTTTCACGTCCAGCGAAGAGGTAAGCGTATTCATAAACGCCATACGGCCCATTTTTAGCTGGTCGATGTTAAAATTAGCAGAGGTTATTTTACGATCCAAATCAGCGACATGGTTTACCATTACCTTCTGGGTGTCGTTCAGTTGGTCTTCAGTATAAGATTTATCGTTGATTGTAATGGTGTTTGTTTTTTTCTCAGCCATTGTTTATGCTTCCTTTTATCCGCAATACATTACGCAAGCCACAAGTTTTACACTTGTATCTGTGTTGCCTATTGTAACTTTGCCTATTGTTTTGCCACGTACAATGTCATCTGATTGTACTTTGGCTGTGCCATCACCGTTGCTCTCAAGAAGGTCACCACCAGCACAAGAACCTGTTACCTTAACACTCGCAATACCTACAGATATGACATTAACTTTTTCATTAGTTTCAAAGTTATCAACTACTCCGTATACTCTGTTGTCTCCAACAGAATCTGATACTTTTACTTTAGCGTGGTTGGCTCTTGTTTGCCCTGCTTTAGGACTTGCCATCACGCCACCGTCACTATCAGGCTGTGTATCAGGATAAACATCTAATTCATCTATAGTGCTAACAACAGTTCCGACTGCTGTATTTGTTGCAATGCCAGAGCTTTCGTGTCTTCCTGCAAAACCGTTGTATGATACGGTTGCACCACTTATAGATATAGTACCTTCGGCGGTATTTGCGTGGCGAAAATCAATTAAATTACCGTCAGATGATTGTCTATTTAGAAATAAAAGAGCATTTGCTCCATCGGTGTTAGTGTGAGCAATCCCTAAGTGAAAATGCGCCCCTGCGGTTGGAACAACATTAGCAAAGTATGCACCATTAGTGGTAAGACCTGCCGTAGCTTTTCCAATCAAAACTTGATTAACGCCTGCATCAACTACAAGTGCATGTGCACTGCCGCTACTCTCAGCCCTAAAATTCATGTCAGCGCCACTGTCATTTACAACAACATCTGTGGTTGAAACTACAAACGCCTCAACATTTCCTGTAGTAAATTTTATAGTATTAGCTGATGGAAACCCAAAGAAAGTATCTGCATCTCCTGCGTGAGAAATGTTAGCAGGCATAACTATGTCTCCGGCTGTGAGTGTAAGCCCGTTGCCTATGACTGTGCCGCCCGTAGACTGACCATTTATTGTTATTGTAGAGCCATCTAGTTTTAAATCAACGAATGCGTTTGCTGCATCATTTATTGCCTGAATAGAAGCATGAGTTTGTTGAGATATTCTGATATTATCATTTGTAGCGCACTTAATTAGGCATGTGCCTGTGGTCGTAATGCCAGCATTAAACGTAGCCGCACCTGCATTTTGCATATCAAGGGTGAGGGCAGTAGTAAAAACACCGCCATCGTTTCCTCTAAAGACCATATTTCCATCTGAAACTTCTGATACTATTTTAAATTCACCAGAATTATTAACAAGAGAACCAAATAAAGTTCCAGCATCTTTTAATTTAATATCAGCACCATCAGCATCAAGGACAATATCGCCAGCAGAATCAATAGTAAAATCACCTGTGGCTGTAAGGGTAGCTGCATCTAGTGTCATGGTATCTACCACCACACCAGCGTTGGCTGTGACTACACCTGTAGGTATAAATGTCCCATCAACTGTGGAGTTACCATTGGAAGCAAACCCACCGTTGAAAACTGTGGCGGCAGTCGTTGTTAAAACTCCCGTAACAGTCAGATCGTCTTGAACCTTGAGATCAACCACGCTTAACGAGGCGAAGGCATCGACCACTTTGGCTCCAGAACCTGCTCCATCTAAGTATACAGCCTTTGTATCGCCCGGTGGAATAGTGATTGTAGCGCCAGAACCCTGCTTGATAATAATATTTTGAGAGCCTGACGTGCCGTTCTCAATAAAACAAACTTTGTTTACCGTGTTGGGCGCAATAGTAACTGTACACGCTGAGTCGAGCGTACCCGTATATTCAACGTACAAAGCCCTGACGGGGTCTGTAGCGCCGTCAGCGATGGTTGAGGTGTGCGTGTTAGCATTGGTTGTGATGCCCTCTGTGCCGTAGCCCAGCGCCTCGCCAATCAGTTCAAGGTTCGTATTCGTAACCGTTCCCCATGAGCCTGACTGATCGCCAGTGGCCATCTCATTAAGGCGGAGGTCATTTACAAAGGTGCTAGTCATATCAATCGATCCTCACTATGGCGGTGTCTTTGGTGTTCGCAGGAAATACGATTTTAAACGTACCGCCACTGACGGTGAAGTCACCACCAAAGTCCAAAATTGCGATTGCGCCTCTTGCGTTTGAGGAGGCATCGCCCAGTGTCTTGTTGTAGATTAATGCGCCACGGGCAGTAAATGTTGCGCTTGTCCACTCAGGATCGGCAGCATCAAATACACCGCTAGTGCTGTTTTCCCCTACTGTTTTGCTTCCCAGAGCCTCGCCGCCCGTGGTGTAACCGTTACCGTTAGCCACCTCATTGGCTGTTATGTAGCCGTCTGTGGTAGCGTTTAGTGTTGCCGAACTTGTGTAGAGCGCAATGTGCAGTGTATCGCTGTCGAGGTGCTGATCACCAAGCAACAGGTCTTTTTTAAATAGTGTACTCATCGCTTGTGTGATAGCCATTATATGCCTCCATTATATTCTGCCGCATAGTCGCGTTGCATTTCTTGAGCCAGCAGACCCGCTGCCTCATCGAATTGTGTTTTGTAGAGCGCCAATGTCTCTGGTGCCTTGAGAAAGGCTGACGCCTCATACAGACACGCTGCTAATAACACATTTTCTGCGTTGTCGCCAACCCATGTGTTTGCGTTGCTAGAACTTAGCCCCGTCTCTGGGGCTATGAAGTCTACTCTATATGTGTCTGTCGAGTCTGGCGTTGGGGCGATTGTGATCGTGGTTCCAGAAGTTCCCGCGCTTTTTGTGCTATACATTCTGGGCTTTCCAGTGTTTGCAGTGTTGGGCCAATAGTCACGAACATATGAGTCAATCCTGTGATCTAAGTAAGACAAAACGCTAGAGCTTGTCACTGATACCTGACGTATCATTCGCGCAGATGCTACAATGTATTCAAAGTCACCGACAGTAAGGCTTGCGGAGGTTGTCTGCCGATAGCACGGCAGATTTGGCAGTCGCTGGAAGATAACGTCTTCGGCCTGACTTATGATTGTATCGATAGAGGCAACAAGTTCTGTGGAATCGTCTTCCAAGAAATTCTGGATGTTTGCTTTTAATGTTGTGTAATTCATCAGTCGCCCCACTCTGCTATACCAAAGCCTTCCTGACCCCAGCCAAGAACTTCGACGCTTTCAGAACCTACCGCGCCCGTGCCGCCAACACCAGCCTCATCAATAGACAGGCTGAGAGCCTCCACACCAACGCCGCCCGTACCGCCTGCACCAGATACGCCCCTAACGCCTGTTGGCGTTATTGTGCCAACAGCACCCACACCAGCAACACCAGTTTCTGTCAGTGTAACCTCAAAGGCTTCAGTACCTATTTCGCCTTCGCCTGCCGCGCCTACTGCATCTGGGCCAGATGAAATTAATACGTCACCAACACTAGCAAATGCAGGAACACCAACGGGCGGCAGTAATCTGCGATCAATTGTCCAGTCTTGCGTGAAACCAATAAAGATTTCAACATTTTCTGGGTCGTTATCGGGCCGTGGATCAAATAAAGCCGTGGCATCGATAACATTTTTTGCTGGCGTTAGCTGCGGCTGCTTTGGCTCATAATCTTCTGGAGATACGCGCAGGCCATCCCATGTGGTTTTGAGTTGGGTATAGGGAACCCGAAGGCCACTTATGTCGCTTATCGCCTGAGATTTTTTTCCTCTTGCGTACTTTGCCATTAATATAAATTCAGCGCAGTGGGCTGAACCCTCAGAGACACACCATCATTGTCAGAAGCCGCTGCGAAATCAAACGACCTCTCATACATTTCGTTTAGTATTGAAAACTTATCTGTCGCGTATTTTAGTGACAGCTTGCTTGCCAGCCCAGCGCAGATGCATTCGTTCCATCGATATGGAATGTCGGCGTTTTGATCTGATGCTGTAATGTCTTGAAGTTGGGTTATTGCCCAGTACACAAGACTGTATGTTGTCCTGTCTGGTATTTGCCAGATGTACAGGATCGGCGTAATTTGCTTGTCCAGCATGTATTGGCTTGGCTTGCCGCTTGACGTTTTATTTGGCAGTTGATTGTAGTCAGAGATCGACACACGATTAATGATTTGATCGGACGTATCTGTCCCAGAGCTATCGCGAACGACAGCGTCCAGAATGTCAATCGTACCTAAGTCTAGGGTGTAGGGCGTTGTTTGATCCTTAACTAAGGTCAAAGTTTTTTGCTCTAGCGTCCAGTAATTGATACCCCGATTGGCCCACTCAGAGAAGAGAAGGTTTAGGCTGCGCCGTGCTGACACGGCCCTGTCACCTGTTTGCGTTTGGGGATCAATTCCACAACGCTCAAATGCTTCAGCAATTATTTCCTCTACATCTGGTTTAAAAGCTACTGTGCCTGAGAGTGCCATTTATTTCCCCTACGCGAAGAACACATTCATTAGCACGACTGTGGCAACGGTATATTTTACAGATAAGCCAGCCTTAAACAACATGCCCTCATCTGGAATAGTATTGTCCAGAGTTAAGTTGTCTGTGCCGATTGTTTGTGCTTTGAATATAATAGTACCACTATCTGGCGTACCATTAAAGAAATCAACCAGCCCTGCTGTGCCTGCCGATACAATGGAATAGCCTTTCAGCCTTGTACGACCACCACCAGCCACTGCACTGGCACACAGTGAGCCAGAGCCTACTGTAATGTTCGCAGCGTATTGGGCAGAACATTCCACTGCACTAACTGTGACAAATAACTTAGCGCCTGCGACCGCTTCAGCAGACCCAGTTGAAGTTATTACTTCAGTGATAGAACTTCCGAAAACGTCAGTGCCAGTAATAGTACACGTCTTATTGTTGTCACCAGTTCCAGCCGTTGTGACAGTAACATTTCTAGCACCACCACCTAAAAAGGTTGTTGCTGCCATTGTCGCTGATGTATTTGGTCGTGCTGCGGTTACCAGCCGATCAGGGTCTGCCGCATTCTCGTCGGCTATAAACCCGACCTGTACGTCTGTTTGTACGCTCATATTAATCTCCTAGATTGTAAAGTGGGGGTTGCCCCCCACCAGATTAATTACGCAATTTGAACATACTCAATGATGAACGTAAACGATCCTGCTGTTGTCGCATTCACTGTATTAGTGATGTTGCAGAAAATAGTTCTTTCGGCGTCTGTATATTGAACAGAAGCTGGGGCTGTTGTACCATCTTGCGTCTGAAGAACTAATGCAGTCACTGTTACGTTGTGTACAACAACGGTTGTACCAGCATCCAAGATTTCGTCAGCTTGAGTAGCTACAATTTGTGCGCCTGAAGAAGATGTACCTACTTCGTAACCAATATCACCTGATCCAATAACTGGAGCAACGTCACAAAAAATCTTAATGTCAGTGATAATTGTATTCGCTGGTTGTGTAAACTCGCCAATAGTTGGCGAGTCACCAGCAGTTGAGTTTACTGTTACGCCTGTGGCAAAGCCAACGTGCTTAACAAATTTATCGGTAACAATGCCCGTGGATGCAATAGTTGCAATGTCTGTATAAACACCAGTTGTTGCATTTTTTGATACTACTTGGAAGCCGCCTTCGGAACGCACTGGTCCTGTGAATGTTGTATTAGCCATGATAATCTCCTGTCGTGGCAAATGTCAGCCACATTGTGCGGCTGTCAGGGATGCTGGCACAATACAACAGGTCTGAACAAAAAGAAAGGGGCGATCCGAAGACCGCCTTTTTTGTAACGCTAACGGCGTTAGTGTTACGTTTTGATTAGGCTTGGTTAATACTGTGGTCGGTATTGTACTTTCTGGACGCTTTGCTTAATTCCCTGCCAGCCTGTCTTGGCAATTGCTACAGCAGTTGCTGCCTGCGCTTTAGTTGCTTTGATTTCCCATTCATCAGCGGAAAACTCAACAGCGGCTTCAAATGCGCGGCTCCAAGAAGCTGTGCCTTCGTAAGATGTCAAAGCTGCTTCGGCTAACGCTTGGATTTCCCATTCACTCATATATGCGTTTTTCATTTGATCTCTCCCTTGTTTCTATAAATTATATATAGGGTATATATCAGGAGTTACAATAGCTAGATACAAATTAAATACATTTAAATAAAAAAGGGCGATCCGAAGACCGCCCCAATCAAACCAAAACTAGGTTTTTAGATTATCCGCCTTCGGTGCCAAACACGCCACGCCAGTCGGTGACGCCAAAGCTGTAACGCTCTCGTACTTTATAGCGCACGTTTCCAGTTTCGAAGTCGCCTTCCATGCCTTTTTTCATGGCTGAACGCTGGAACATTTTCAGTCCGTCAGGCACGTCAGTCTGAACAAAGAACGCATCGCCATCTGTCAAACGGCGCATAATGTGATAGCCCTGTGGCAGATAGCCACCAGCCTTAATCGCATTAATGTCGTTGTCGGCAGTACCTGTGCGAAGCTGGCTTTCCAGCAGACGCTCTGCAACAAACTGATACGCAGTTGGGATGATTAACTGAGTACCCTGCGCTGCAATCCGAAGGCCACGATCATCTTTCATATCCGAAATTTGGATAAGAATTGACTCAAGTGATGTTTCGGACAGATCAGCCGCCGTGGCAAGCACGTTGGACTGAATGCCGTTCTGTGTTGGGTGCGATGCACTCAACAATACAACGCCGTCACCACCATTTACACCAGCGGTCTGTGCGTTATTCAAGACGTTTGCAGCCTTGATTTCTTTGGTCGATGCCATCGACCGTGCCAGTGCCTTGGTGTACCGTGACGCCAAGCTACCATACTGACCATCCTCTTCAGCTTCCTCAGTGATTGAGAACGCCAAGGCGACAGTTTCGTGCTGGTAACGCGCAGTCCATTGCTGACCTGCTTGGTCGTAGGATACTGATCCACCTTCAGTTTTCGTTGGCGCTAGGCCAAATCCACTGAGAAGCAAATCTTCTTCGTATGCCTTTTGCGAGGTATTCGATTCAAAGACAGCTTCGTATTCTGCTGGATAGCGGTCGTACTCAAGTCCAAAGAGAGTGTTCAGACCCGGCTCTAGTGTTTTCGCAAAACTTGCTCTATTCATTGCCATTGTTCATACCCTCCTTATATACCAGCGACATTGCTACCAAGGACATGCTCAGTAACTAGCACCTCCAAGACTGCATTTGCGCCGAAGGCATTATCTGGAGTGTCATGTCGCGCAATGATTTTGCAGGTAGCAACACTTGCAGCCATTGTTCCGCTCAATTCAAAACCAGATTGGCCTGTTACAGTTGATCCTGCCCCAGCGACAACATCAGCACAGTTGCCGATATTTGTCTGAGCGGGAGTTCCCGCAGACTGTGCTTTATACACAATCATTGGATCGTCGTAGATATACAGAATGATGTCAGTGGCTACTGTGCCTGACGGCCAATACTCACTGTAAACATATGACCCGTCTGCTGCGGTATACGATACCCCATCAAACACACCAATGTTATTAGTTTCTGTTGCAGTGTGAGGGGTTATCAAGCCTGTACTAATCAATACACAAAGATCACCCTTGAAGATGTTCTCAGCCAGTCCACTGGCGCATGTGTATCTATTCGTGCGAGGTATGTTACCGCTCATGTGACGAGTTGGGACGAACCCAAATGCGGCGTCTACATTTGCCATTTTTCGCTCCTATAGCGTAAAGTTTTAATCGCTCATGGCAGAAAGTGTTCTGCCGCGACTTGTTTCAGACTGTCGATCCTGATGGATCGGTAATCCACTTTGCCGCCCAAGCGCATCAAGCTCACCCACAACTGATTCATTTTGCTCATCGCTCTTGTTAAGGTAGTACGCTTTCATGGAAGCGTGACGTTCCTTTGGCATTTCGCAGAGGAGCATACCCTCAATTCCGATTGATCCTGTCCACTGTCCGTGATTGATAGTCGGAAACAACTTACTTTTCACAGTTTCAGCAGAGCGCGGCTCCCATCCTTCCCGCATACGTTTATAGACATTGTCAGGTGTATCCTTGCCTTGGATGGATGTTGCGACCCACCTTTGGACATAGCCGGGACGGGCTTCTGGTGCGTCCAAAAGTGATGGTGGTTTCCATGCTGCTTCTGGACGAACTTCGTCATCCCGCATGGAAGATCGTGATTGCTCTGCACGAACATTTCTTTTCTCAGACATAACTATTGATCCCTCTGTTGACGGCGAATTTCGGCTTCATATTTTTTGAGACCACGTTCATCGTTTATTCCAAGTTCCCTAGCCATGCGAAGTTGTTCTTGCGTCATACGCACACGATTAGTCTTTGAAGCTGCTGACCCGCCTGTAGTTGGGGCGACCGGAGACCTACCTTTTGGACGCTGCTTAGGACTTGGACCTGAGTTTAGCTCAGGAAATACTTTTTGTAAACGACCATTAAGTTGCATATAATAATCGTCGCTGTTCTTGTCGAAGCCTTCCAGATCAAGCTGCACGTCAATTGCCCGTGCCGCCGCTGTTTCTCGCTCAAAGCCTTGGGCATTAAACCAGTCATTTTGCTTCCACCATCCCATAGCCTTTTCGGGTGGCTCTGCCTGCTGTTGGCGTTGCGGTTGCTGTTGTTGCGGTTGCCGCTGACGTTGCTGCTGTTGCTGCTGACGCCCCTGCTGCTGCGCCTGTGCCACGCGCATGGCCGCTCTCATGTCGGCCATTTGCTCTTGGAAATTAACTTGGGCTTCAGTATCGCCCTCCTCAACAGCCGTGTGCAGCGCCTGCTTGGTTTGAGCGTATCGATCATTAAACTGCTTTTCAGCAGATTGCTGTGATCCCTGCTCTAGCCGCTCCAATCGCTTTTGCAGTTGCGCGTTTTGCTCTTGGATTTGACGTGCCTGTATTTCAGCCTCCCTGCGCTGACCTACCAGCTTCTGGATGCGCTTCTGAACTTTGGGGCCGTAGTCTGGCTCCTCTTCAGCAACATCCACAGCCTCTTCCTTGGCTTCCTTAACGGGATCGTTAGAGATTTCTATTTCAAAATCTTCTGCATCCCCCTTGGCCGATTTGATTTCGGCCTCGATTTCTTCCATGATTTTGCCTTGTTCTGACATCTGTTCACCCCAGATAAGCGGCGACTTCAACACCATCTGGCAGAATTGACGTTAGTTCGTCATCATTCAGCAGAAGGAATTTCACGCCTTTTACAACAATTTTCTGACCAGCATATTTACCGTAGGTCACGCGATCACCATTTTTTGGTAGGACGCCAGACTTCCAGCGTTCCCCCGTATCACGATCACGATACGCAAGATCGCCCAGCGCACAGACAGTGCCGTGTGCGGTTAGGTATTCTTCGTTGTCTTTTGAGGTTTCGGGAAGCAGGATACCGCCTGCGGTCTTCATTTTAACCTGATTAGGTTGAACTAAGACCTTCCAATTCATGGGAATTGGTAATTGATGAGAGCCAATTGTTGCACTGGTTTCTTCATCCGTATATATTGCATCATGTTGATGAGACATGTCATACATCCTTTTCATTTAAGTCTTTTATTGTTTGTCGGATAATCTCTGACGCTTGCATTAAGCCTTCTGCGATACCCACATTTCTTTGGTAAGCCTCAAAGTCGGACATCCGACCAGAGGCCATACCGTCAGCTATTTCCAGCCGTTTTATCTCCAGATTTTTTCTGATCTGCTGGAGCAGATCGCTGACTGTCATTCTTCACGCCTCCTGACATAGCTACGCCAGTAACGTGAATTGTGACGTCTTTATTTTCTGGCATTAATATCCCCTCTTCATTGCTTTCTTCTTAGTCTTCTTTACCATTTTCTTTTTCTTTACAACCTTTGCAGGTTTTTTTTTGCCATAATTCATTGTCGATCCTCCTTTCAAGAGTGATGAGAAGCTGGCTCTATTCATTGTAAAAGACCGACATTCGCTGCGGTCTACTAATTTCGGGATTACGCTTTAATTCTTCCAAAGACATAACCCCCGCATCATCAAAAACATCAGCGGGGTTTTGCATTTCCATCAGCCTTGCGCGTTCTGAGGCTGTCATGGGCGACCCATAGATTAAGTCATCAAGCTGCTGGGCCGTTAGGGGCGTGTCTGCTTGTGATGGCATCGGCTTTTTTAAGACGCCCAAGGCACCAAGCGGATCAATATCAGCCCTTGGTGCGTCACTGCGGCCATACTGCCGAAGGCTTGCTATGCTATTTGCCTTCATGTCATCCATGACCGATCCGCCGCCAAAAACCTTATTTTTAAAACGGCGCAAAAATGGACTGACGTATGGATTTGTTCTTTTGGCTATTTTTATAGCCGTACCCAAAGCACCAGAACCAAGGGCGGTGAATACACCTTCATCAATCCCTTTTTGCATTCTGTCTTCAAAGCCTTCGCCTGTCGCTGCTCCATAAGCAAAGCCAACGCCACCACCAAGGGCTGTTGCCCCTACGGGGCTTTTAGATAAAACTTGAAAAGCGCGTGGCCCTGCCGCAAACATTGTCGGTATTGCTCCCGCAATTTCAGCACTTAAAGCTATACCGGGGTTTTCTTTAGAGAATTGATTTATTTCGCCTTGCACTTGGGTCAGGGCATCGTTGAAACTCACGCCGTCTTGCAATAGAGACCTGACCGCAGCCTCCACTTCATCGCCTGTGCCAAATGTCAGACCTTGTACTGCCGCCCTTGCGCCACCCTTCGTAAACAGTGGTCTTATGTCAATCGCGTCTGAATTGTAATCACTCATCATGCGATCCATGTCCTCGCGGGACAGGTTCGATAAATCAAAAGGTAAGTTATCCATTTCAGCCATCAGACCTGTCCTCCAGACAATTCACGCGCCAATATTTTTAGGGTATCAGCAAAGCCCTTGTCTAGTTCCTTTGCCGCCATGGCAAACTTGCGGGGCGATATATCGCTTGTCTTTAATCCGCGCCGCTCCAGAAAACTCTTGGCCGCTCTGATCTCAGCCTGCGCTACCTTTTTAATTGCTGCTCTTGCCATTACATTCCCTCTTCTTTTTCTCTCAGTGCCGCAGCAAGTCCACTAAATCCTATAGTGCTAAGAATACTAGCAGATAAATTTGCTAAATTACGAAACTCTGGATCAAAACGGGCGAACTCAGAGCGAACTAAGTTAGGAGATAATCTAACGTCAACATTTGAAGGCTTGGAAAGCTCTTGTAAATATTGCAAGCGCAAAGCCTCTTCTTCAGCAGGTGTATACCCTAAGTTTTTAAATTGAGTAGAATTAACCCCCGGCCCTGTGTCGTTAATGTTTTTGAACTGAACACCACTTAGGCCAGCTTGTTTAGCGGCTTGCTCTATGTCGCGGGTAGAAGTTGACATTGATCCATCGCCAAAACTACTAAACCCATAGCTAACATCTAGTTCAGGATTGGATTTATTCACTTCATCAATATCAAATTGGTTCCAGTTTTTGCCTTTACCTTCAACAACTGCATCGCCAAGTTTGCTTCCAAGGCGCAAAGGGTAAATTTGGGCATCTGCGCTGCCCCTTGCATACGTGCTTGCTAAAGTTGGGTTGTCTGAAGTGAACACGCTTCCTTGAAAGCCAGATATATCTTCGTTTGTTCCGTGGTAGCCTTTTCTTGGGAACATCTCGTCAGCCCTAGTATCTCTTGATACTTTACTCATGTCTATTGGCGTGTTGGCATACATATACGGATCGTCTGCCGCAGACATCATCTGCTCAGTGACTTCATCTGATCGACCAGCCTGACGCAAAACAAGAATGCGCTTTGCCATCTCTTCAGCCTCATTACGGGCATCAGGTAACGCTCCAAACTTCCTGCCTAAGTAGTTGGCCAAGTCTTTGCCAACATCGCCAAAGACAGCCCTTCCAGCCTCGCCCATAAGATTTGCCATTACGCGATCCCTGTATTTTGAGCGCCAGCCAATGCGCCTGCGTCCGACATTATGTCATCACTGTCCCGCTTGTCTACGTCATAGGCTGCATTGGGCGATCTGATGTCAGAAGGATTTAGAATAATCATGCTGTCTGGCGAATATCGCTGCGTTTCCAAATCGTCACGCAAATCCATAAGTTGATTTTCACGGGTTATTTCCTCTGGTGTTCTAAAATTCATTGGAGAATTTTGCATATTATAATTAAGAAACGCCTGCACTCTCTTCTCTGCCTCTCCTCCAGCCAGTTGAGCGTCAGCATCAGGTAATGTAGCTTCTGGTGGCCTTGCCGCCTCAAGTCGAGCATTTGCAACGTCACTTAAAGTCGCTAATTCTTTTTTTATCTCAGCGATCTTGGACCTTGCTTCTGGTAGGATTTCCCCCATGCCTCCTGACGTTGTTTCCACGATGTTTTTATACACAATGCCATCGTATCCAGCCTTTTGAATTTGTGTGTTAATTATCTCAAGCAGTTCTCTGTTTTCCATGCTGTCGATCCAATCATCTGGATCACCATATTTACCAATGGGATCGCCCATCGCAATGTCATCGAAGGCTTCCATTATTTCGTTTATATTTATACCAGAGCTTTGGTATTGTTGCTTTTCAAGTTCTTCAATTACTTTGGAACTGTTTTTCCAATTACCAACGTCAGGCATTCTAAGTGGATTATGTACGTTTATACGAACGGGCATGACCTTTGCGTCTGGTATGATTGGTGGGTTGTCGCTATCAAAATCACCATAACTTGGAATTTCTTTCTTGGCTCTCGCAACGGCCAGAAGGCGCTCATTTGCCTGTTCTGGTGTGCCAACGTGTACGCCCAGATCAAGCATATTTTGATCAAACTCTGAGAAGTCGCCACGGGTGCCGTGATAATACATATCTGGGCTAAACTCTTCAAAGAACGCCTGATCTTCTGGCGATCTACGCAGCGCACCTAACGCTGTTTGAGGAGAATTTGAAGCAGTCATCGGAGGCTCAATACGTTGAGCATCTAACTCTGGCAGCACACCAAACTTCCTGCCTAAGTAGTCGGCCAAGTCCTTGCCAACATCGCCAAAGACAGCCCTTCCAGCATCACCTATAAGATTTGCCATTACTGGGCCTCCTCGTCTTCATCTATCTGGCTTAACGCACCCAGACCAACTGCCACTGGGGCTGTTGCTGCCGTGAGGTTTGGTAGCTGCGATAGGCGCGGATCAAACATTGCATTCGGACTGCGTACTTTTTTGGGATCAAGCTCAACCCTGTGCGTGGCTCCCGCTGGGCCGAAGCCAAAAGTTGTTCCCGCCCTTGGCAAATCAATGGCGTCAAATCCTGCGTTTCGATAGACCTGATTTAAAATCTGGCCCGGCCCAGCTTGGTCGGGGTCATAGTAATTACTGTTGTAATTGGTTCTAAATATTCTTTCTAAATCTTCTGCGTCAATTTCGCCATAGTCATCAAGGTGCATATATAGTTCAGACCTAATATTGTCATATGCGTCAGTGCCATTATCTGGCAAGTTATCCAGCAAGTCATCAATAATATCAACCGCTGGCCCCTCGCGGTCAAAGCCATAGCTGTCATCATTGGCAAGCTCTTCAGCGCGTTCTTGTACGGCCTCACGGTATTCTATCTTATCGGGGTATGCCGACTGATCGATTTCTTTCTCTGCATCGTCAATGTAATCCGCTGGGTCTAGCTCCCTGCGTCCACCCTTAAAGACGGTGGCGTCTCTTCCCTCAATGATGACAGGGTTTTCAACGCGATCCACCAGCTTAACAACCTGACCGCCACCTCGCGTAATTCTGTACTCTGCCAGTGCCTGCATAAAGCCGGGTGGGAACGATCCTGACCTAACCGTACTGTCTGGGTCTGCGGTGCCAAAAACATCTTCAACAAATTCTTCAAATTCAATGCCGTCACCCGTTGAGAAATAATCACGGCTCATTAATTCATTGTAACGATCAACAACTTTCTGTGCATCCTTGGGATCGATGTTTGAATTTCTAATGGCCTGATGCTGCAATAGCTGGGGTATTAGCTGCACTTCAGCCTTGTTCATATCATCAAACATAAAATTGGCGGCGTCATACAAATTACTGCTGTCAGTAATTCTATCAATCTCCATATTGACTTGATTTCTTACGTCTGGGCCTGTCAGGGACGCATAATTATCGCCTGCGTCACTAGGGTCGGTGGATGTGTACAGACCGCCCCCACTGTGCGCCTGACCGCTGTATGTGCCGCTCTCTGTGCCTTCCAGCTTGGCCTGTGGGTTCATGTAAACGTCACTGGGGTCGGCCATGTATTCTATTTCATCAAAGCCGCCGTGATACCGATCTGCGTCGAAGTCAAAGCCACCCTCACGGCCACGCTCCAGCCTGCTTGCCGTATCAGTCGGCAGATCATAGTTCTCCACTAAAAACTGCTTGTCAGCGGCTGAATACATTTCGGGGGTGACCTCTGCGCCACGGCCCATGCCTAATAAGTCGAGAATTTTACGCGACACGTCTTTCCCGACATTTCCGAAAACCGCTCTACTTGCATCACCTATAAGATTTGCCATATCACCACGCCTTGCAAGACCAGTATCTGGCCTTAGTTTTGGGGCCGGGGTTATCGCAGTTGTGACGCGCCCTAAAATTAGATCGTCGGCCCTTTTGGTTTTTCTTAATGGTCATGTTGGGATCGCCAAAGGTCACGCGCTTTACCCTATCGCCGTCCGTAACGTATACCACAGACTTCTTCTTGCCGTAAGAGGTTTCGCCCTTGGAAATGCGGCGGGGGTTGTTTAGCTTTACGCTCTTGCCCTTGTACGTTGCCATTAGTCTGTGTCCTTTGGTATTAATGTGTCCAGAACATCGTCCAAAGTAGTGTTATGATCAACAATTAATTCTCCACCATGAAATCCACTAAACCCCGCCTGCCCGTGTTCTGTCGCCATAAAATCTCGTCGTGGAGAATAAGGCAGTTCGTGGTCGCTAATCCGAACATCTCCAGATGGTGTCTCAACATAATAGCTGCTTACATTGCCGTTTCTATCTGTTGATTTTTTCACGTTGTAACCTAACTTTCTGGCCTCACGGGCTGCAAATAAAAGATTGTCTTTTGTGGCAATTCTTGCCGCCTGTTCAGCTTCGGCTTTCATAATTCTATCAAGCATATTGTTGTGATATTCTAAATCTGCTGCGTTCTTTTGACCAATTACTGTCGGCGTTCTAAATTCTCTTGTTGCTGCGGCTGAAATCAAGGGGTCTGTGAAATTCGCGCCCTCTGCTCTTTGAGCCTTCAAGTCTCTAATTTGTCTAACTTGGTTCTGGCTAATATCAAGACCCTGCTCCCGTGCCGCACGGGCGGTTGCCTTTGGCGTGTAAGATTTTGCCGCAACCTCTGCCATAAATGGATTAGACGGCAACGCGCCAATCTTGCGGCTAAGGGTGTCAACAATATCTTGCCCAACACCCCTAAACAGTACCTTGCCTAATGTCCCAATTGGGTTTGCCATTAGTCGCCGCCTCCAAACAAATCATCATACTCTTGATCAATAATTTTTTGCTCTGCTTCTGATCTTTGTGTTTTTTCTGTAGCCCGTCTTGCCGTTCGGCTTGGAGCAACAAATGGCATTTGCTCTAACCCGTCTGGGCCAAGTGCCGCTGTAAAAGACCCAACCTTATCCGCTCTTTGTTCACTTAATCCAGTAACTGGATTGCTAATAGCTTGAAAGAAAACCTTTCCATTTGGTGCTTGTATTTCATAACCGTATAAATCTGGGTTGTGAATATCCCCCTTATAACCTATTACTTTATGTACTTCATGTGGGTAACCTTTTCTCCTAGCTACTTGGCCTCCTATTGGCATTAATTTAGTTCCCAGAGGAAGAGGTAGCTTGCCTTCAGAATTTAATTTTTTACCAATCTCATAAGGCAAATTCATCGTATAAGGCATATCTTCAAGTACACCCCTAACTTTGTCTATAAATTTTTGTCTAGTAACCTCTGCGCCTGATGTAGAAAAATCAATTACATTCCCAAACAGTGCCCTGCCTAATCCTCCAATTGGGTTTGCCATTATTCGCCGCCCCTTATTAATCCCATCATAGCATCAATGACAGATTTCTGCTCATCCGTATAGTATTCTGGTTCCCATTGACCGACAGCATACCCGCGAATAAATGCGTCCTTGCGGGATACCTCGTTCCACTGTTCAAATGGCCTTTGCTCACCGCGCTCTTGCACATCATTAAAATACATTTCAACATCGTGCTGCAATTGATCTGGCGTTTTTAGGCTTTGCAGTATCTCACGCATTTCTGCGTATTCTGGACTGCGTCGAGGAGCTTCATGCAGATATTCGCCAATAATTGCCTGCTCTAGTTCTTCGCCTTGCAAGGAGGGATCAAAGACTTCGATCAATGGGCTGTTATACCTATCGTCGTAGGCTTCGGTAAACTCTAACTTTCGGCCATTCTGAATGCCTGAGTTTCGTTGATCAGAAACCTCAATGTCAGAGAACATAGGATATTGCTCTCTGATACCAGCCAGTGCGCCGATTTCCCCCCGTGCGTAATTGTCAGGCATTATTTTTTCTTCTTCTTTTCCTTCAGCCTTTTAAAGTCAGCCCCATTGATTTTATTTTTGGGCTTGGCCTGCTTGGCAATATTTTGCTGCGCCTTGTTTAGTTTTTTCATGCTTTTTTGGCCTTTTTCTTTGCGGTGTCCGACAGGTCTTTCATGTGGACTAAGAACTTACTGGACGCCGTGTGCTTTGCGCCAGACATAACCTTGCCCTTGGCATCCTTGTGGGTAGCGCCCTTATGCTCGACGCCGTTCTTAAAGTAGTGCTTTACGCCTTTAGCCATTATGATACTCCATTTCAATTTCAGCGTCTTGACGCTTCATGTCTGCTTCAATCGCAGCATCTTCAATTGCTTCCTCTATAGCATCTTCTTCCCATTGCTCTTCAAAATCATCGGGATCGTTATTTAAAATACCCATTATTTCTTGCCTTTCCAGTTTACGCGCTTTGCAGATGTCTTGCGCTTTGATGCCGACTTGGCAGACTTGCTTTTGCATTGTGCCATTGTGGGGCGACAGGCGGGGTAACCTCTTTTGCTTTTAGCAGTTCTAGATTTACGGCCACAAGGCTTGCCTGTTTTGCAGTCAACCCAGCCCTTGCCTTTGTTCTGACCGAACCAGTCTTTCAGACTGTTGCCGCTACTTTTTTTTGCTTTTGCCACTTTTATTGCCCCAGTTTTTTGCGCCGACCTTGCGGCATTTCACTAAAGCGCCAGAGCCATAGGCTGACGGCCATGTCCCACCGTTGCGCGTATATCGCGCCTTGACCTTACTGTAGCAGGCGTCTCGCTTGGCTTTCTTTTTCTTTGCCGCCATTAGGTCACTCCGATTGCTTCAAAGATTCAAGATACGCACTGATTTCGTCAACCATTTGCTGATCCACTCTTTGCCTGTTGTACGGCGACATCATAAACGATCTAGTGTCATCGCCTGTTTTTGCACCAGATGCCCTGCGTGACGCAAAGTAATCCCTCCAGACCATACCCCCCGGCACATCGTATGGCAACGCGCCTGCATATTCACCAGCAACCTGATGACTATAAGTATCGTGAGGCGCAAAAATCAAGTTTCTAGGGTCGGTTGTATTCGCACCCCTTCTTGGCTTCACTTCTCTGGCGGGGCCATCCATAGTACCAATTGCACGGCCTGTGGCAAAAGTCGGTGTTGTTAAAAGCTCTCGCTCTGTAATGGCCGCTCTAATGACCCCAACATTTGGAAACCCAACTTTTACATATTTATCTTTATCCATTTGCTGCCACAGCAAACGTCTTTTTGTACCCGTCATATTGTTATTTATATAATCACGGGCGTTAGGGCTTAGAATACCGGGCCAATTTGGGTCGTTTGGCGAGTCTTTTCCTCCACCTTTTCTTACCCATTTATCATATTCGTTTGCAGCTTTTTTGGTAATTTTACTTTGCTCGATCATTCCCATTGTGGCGTTTGACATCATTTTGGAAAAGTCGCCAGATTGAGCAGCCATAGACGTGAACATCAATCGCACATCTTCTTTGTCTTCGTTTTGAAGAAATTCTGAGAATTTACCTTTTATAGTCATTGGGTCTTTTTCAGATGCCCATATGCCATCTCCAGCAGAGCGCATAAATTGATTGCCGCCTTGCATATTAACAGGCTGGGAAAACGTAGTGTCTCCAATGCCCCTAAGAGCGCCCCCAGCATAGGTTCTGTCGCCATACGCTGGTATCAGCATTTTGCCTTGCAACGCGCCAATATTTAATTCTTTTCTGGGCTGCAAAGAACCATCTGGCACAAAGTCGTATTGAATATTTTCGACAAAATCTGGTAGCTTCACGCTTCCCAAACCAGCAGGATCAAGCATTTTTTTTGTAGGTCGTTTGAAGATTTCTGCAAGAACAGAATAATCACCAGCATCAATAAGTTTTTGCTGAACCTCAGTAACGCCAGCCTTGGCAAGTTCAAAGGCAAGCCTTCCAAATAATCCTACTGGGTTTATCCCCATCTACTTGCCCTTTTTCTTCTTGCCGTATCCGCTGGCGTAGGCAGCACGGCCCTGCTTGGCAGCTTCGGCCTTGGTCTTATAGACCTTGCCCTTGCTGCCCCAGCGGTAGCCGCCCTTAACCTTCATGACGGGCATTAGTGACCGCCAAGCAGCTTGTTCATCATTTCGTGGACATTGCCGCCATCAAGTTTCATAACTTTGACTTTAACGTCACCGCTTGGCACTTCCATCATTTCTTCCTCAACGTCTTCGTACATATCATCTTCGTACATGGCATCTTCGCTATCGACGCCCATCATGGTGTGGTGGCACAGCAGCAGGAAGTTCACCAACTGATCGTCGGACAGATCAAGGCCGTCTGCATTGTGTGGGAAGCCCATTTTTTCCATAAACAATTCAGCGTTTGCTTCCATGTTTTCTACGTTTACTTCAGCCATATCAGCCTCCTAAGTTATCTGGACGTAATCGTGGGCGAACCAGAGACATTGGATCGACCTGTACAGTGCTATTATAATTGCCTTGCAGGCTTGGCACGTTTGGCTCTGGCGGCTGAAAGACCTGCGATGACATATCCTTGGCATCGTTTAGGGCATTCATTTCGGCAGTTGCCTGTGCTGACTGGGGCATAGCGCCGACAACACTTCCAAACATTTCTCGTTCCTGATCAGTTAATGAGCCACCAGCTTGAATGCGTCTGCCAATCATCATTAACTGGTCAGACGCCTCTGGCGACATATCACCGGGCGTAATTGATTGCAGATAACGCATTACTAAATCTAAATCTGGGTTCATGTCGTGTGTTCCTTAAAGTGGGGTTCCATCGTTGTTGTAAGATGTAACATTTCCAGAGGCGTCTGTCTCTGTATATCCGACAACGATTTCATTGCCTGTCTCAAGCCTTGATGTATCGCCTGTTGCCGCGCCTATAAAGGCATCTGCGTCATAGACTTCGCCCGTGGGCGTTATGTAATATTGCTTGCCGTCTTCCCCAGTGAATTGCCTAAACATATCATCAATGGTTTCGCCTGACATATACCGCTGCATATAAGATGGCAAATACGCCCCACTGCCGCCCTTGTATTTGCGTATATAGTCGCCCATTTCAGCGCCCATAATGTCTTCCCTGACTGCCCCAGATGTCGCGGGGTCATCATCACTGGAAGTGATTTCAGAAGCAGGCTGATCAGTGTTTAAATTGCCTAATACTTCATATTCTTGGTTAGTATTAGGATCAATAAAATCATTTATATTTACGTTTGCACCAACTTCTAACGTGTTGCCATCTGCGCCAGTAATTAAACCCGTATCACCACTGTAAGAAGACCCCTCATTACTAGCCAAGGTGTATTCAGTGGCCGTATCACCCCCCAGCATATAACTTGCTGGAACATCATTTATGCTATCATATTTAATAGGTTCGCCAGTGTCAGGATTTAACACTATTACTTTGCCCTTTAAATCAGCCGCCGTTAGATTTGTAATGCCCATACTGTTAGCTAAATTTGCGGTCCATTTGTTGTTTAACAAAAGCTCTCCAACTGCGGTGTTATCAAGAGCGCCACCAACAATATTTCCAATTGTTCCTAAAACACCTACGCCGCCAGTTAATTTATTTGTGATAATTTTAGTTGGGTCTATTACGTCCGTAATAACGTCAAGCGCACCGCCCGATCCAAACAAACCAGCATTTTCGTTGTATGGCGTCACGGCTAACGTATTAGCAGTGCCAGCAACAATGTTAGATAAGGCACCATCACCCACAAAGGTATCCCCAGACGCTCCTGCGCCACCACCATCCACAAGATCAACTCCAGACGTATATAAATCGTCTGCGCTGCCCTCGCTTCCAAAAGTGCTATCAGACGTAACACCCAATGCACCGCCAACTAACGTATCTTCAAACTTTGTGCCAGTCAGGTTTTCATAAAGACCTTTGGTTGCTGCTGGCCCTTTGCTTGCCAATTCGGCTTCGGTTGCAGCCCTAGCAATTGATATGTCAGAAGCATTAGCTGCGGCTTGTGTTCGGTGAGAACTACCCGCCGAATCATAATAATATGTAGGGAGTGCGGCAGCGGCAGCAGCGGCAGCATTCCTAGCGACCATCGCAGCATAATCCATATCCTCTGAGCTTCCACTGTTACCAGTATAACCACCGCCCGTAACAGCGTTGTAAGCGTTATCCAACGAACCTCCGCTTCCAAAAGTGCCGCCAGTATTAACACCTAATGCACCACCAAGTGCTGTGTCTTCAAACTTTGTGCCTGTAATACTTTCATACAAACCATAAACGGGAATGCCATCAGGACCGGGGATACCAGCGCCACCCATATCACGCAGCATTTGCTCTTCGGCTGGATTAATGTAGGCCAGCATGTGTGGCTGATCCATTAACTGCGCCTGCCGTGGCACCATGTTAGCAAATGCGCCGTTCTGGCGGGGGGCCGAACCCTGACCGCCCTCAAGATAATCGTTCATCTGGCTCATGTAGCGATTGTTCATGGCTAAAAATCCATTCTGTAATTAACTCTGTATGTTGGATCGCCTTTGTTTGTGTCAGATATTTCAAATCTGCCGCCATTACCAAAGTTCATTCCTACATTGCCAGTATAAATAGGGTCCATACCAGTATACTTTTCTCTCTGTATTCCAGCATCAAGAGCGCCATATTTTGCAGCCATTCCCAGTTTTGTGAAAGTGCCGATATTGGAATTGCTAAAGTTAAATCCATCTGGGAAAGACACGTTTTGTTGTTGCCTTGTCCTGCTACCCATCACGTTGCCGCTTACATCAACTGGGCCTAGCGATGTTTGTCCATCAATCCCGATCCTTATGGTTCTGTTTTTATTATCGATCTCAACAGGGCCATCTTGGAAAGATGAAAATTCTTTCCCGTACCCAGCAAATGGAGTTATGGAACCTAATTTACCATCAATTGTTTTGAAGAAATTAAGATCGGCAGAATAATTTCCAATACCTTTTGGCTGAATATTTAAATCACCAGAGAATGGTAGCTCATCAAGCCCCGTTAATGCTCCAATGTCAGCCATTAGGCCATACCTCTTTGCTGTTCCTGCGCGGGTGGCTGCTGCGCGGGTGGCTGCATGGCACTAGCGATATTACTTAACGCTCCCATATCGCCTGCGCCCATTCGCTGCCGAATCTCAGCAACCTTGTCTATTAAATATTTATTCATGTCCATCGGTGGCGGCTGACCCCCACTTGGGGAGGCAAGCGGGGGCGCACCCGGCTGCGGCGTTTCTTGCGGCAAGCCGCCGAACGCTGCGGGGTTTACAGGGGGCAAGTCATAGGATTGTGGGGGGAACATTCTTCATTGCCTCCATTTGAATTTTTGCGGCGTTCTTTTCTCGCTCTAGCTGCAATTCTGCCTCCAGCTTAGTAACCTTTGCCTGCAAGTCTGCCTGCGCCTTAGCTGCATCGATCTGCATGTCCTGACGCGCCTCTGCCTGCTTAATCTCAATACTGGACTTGGCCTTCGCCTGATCCGCTTGGATTTGCGCCTGCGTTCTGGCTTTAAGTGCCTCTGTCTCAAGCTGTGCAAGCTGCTGTGCGTATTGCAGCGGATTGCCCTGACCCTGCTGACCCTGCTGACCCATCATGCCACGCATGGCCTCGATTTGCTTCATCTGCGGTGCGGCCTGCACAACCTCTGCCGCACGTTGGCTAATAACGCGATCAAGTTCTGGATCGACCTCTTCAAACTTAAACTTGGGGTCTCTGAAGTTTGGCAGTGGCGGCAGTTCCATTGCCACGCCTGCCTGCATTCTAAGGCGATACAGCAGCGCGATATGCTCCGCGATATGCGCGATTAGAATTGGCCCCATTGTCTTCTGTGCGGCTGGATTGCCTGCCAGAGAGGGGTCTTGCATGAACTGCATGTGAACCGCAATGTGGGCATCGTGATCCTGCTCCAAGAATGCACGAATTGGCTTGCCATACATGACACTCATATTTTCATCGATGGGGTCCATTTGCACAGCCTGCTCTGGCTTTTGCAAGATTTCATCGATGTTGTTTATGCGTAGCGCCTCGTACATCCGCTTGTAGGCTTCGTAAAGATCGTGAAGCTGTGGCGCTGACTGCGCCATTTGCAGGACGGCCTGCGCCTGCGAGATGCGCTGTGCGGTGCTGAATATGTTGGGGTCCGACACTGGCACGATGTCAATTCGGTCATCAAAGTCAGCGGCGTAAACGATTTCCGCTGCACCAGCCACTGCGAAGGTAAATTCTTCTGGCAGGTTTTCTGCGTTTAGAGCCGCCAGCATTTTAAATTCTTGGCCCTGCGAGTAGTGCAGTCGCTTGTGAATTGCTGAGAACGACTTACTGCCCTGCTCAATTAGGGCGACCGTTGATCCAACTGGCGCGTTGGGATTTACGTCACCAACATTTAGATCGGCAGTGCTGGCAAAACGCTGGCCTGCCTCAACCATAAAGCCAAGCAGATTAAACAAAGAGCCTGACGGTTCCTTGAAGGGCAGGGGCATTATGGCTTTATTCACGTCATCGACGGTACTGTCGAGATCAACAAATTCACCGGGACTGATCTGCATATCGCCGCCTTGAACACGGCCACGCAGCTTAAAGCCACCCTGCATATTGCTAAACGCTGCGGAATCTAAGAGAGCGCGGAGCGATCCCGTGGCTGCTTTGCCTAGTCCACCGATCATGTGATACAGGCCAAAGCCGTAGAAGCCCAAGCCCGGTAGGAACTTATAGCTCACAAACCAGTCGCGGCGTTTTTTTGTCTCATCGTCCTCGCGCCAATTGCGTCTGACGCTGACAACTTTCTGATTATCGTAATCGATGGTAATGACGTAGGGCAGCGCGACAGCGTTCTCGTCGGCCTCGTCCTCATCCATTTCTTGGCCGTCAATGCCGTCGAACAGATCATAGACGTGCATTTCCAGCAGTGTCATGGTGCCGTCTTCACTGCTGTCGCCGTACTCATCGACGCCCTCGATTTCGCCAATGGTATCGCCGCTGCCTGTTCCGATACCGTCTCCACCATCATATTCTGTCTGGAGATAGTAGCCGTTTTGAACGTACTTATTGTAATCGTTCTTTGGCATTCTAATGACGTGGGTATATCGGGGGGAGGTGTAGAGGTCTTTGGTCTCTGGTGCCACGCAGAAGTCTTCGGCCTTCACAAAGTCGCTGCACTGTCGATTTAGGTTTACGTTCCACCAAACCTTCTTGAACGTCTGACCTACCAGCGGCAGGTGAAACAGCATTTGATCCAAGTCTGGAAAGTATGAGACCATTTCGTTTTGGATTTGCCAGTTCATAAACTCGCGCACCCTACGGCCCTGCTCCTCGATTTTTTCGTCGGGATCGCCAATAATGACGGTCTTAATTGGACCGCCTGACGGGTAAAGCTCTGCAATGGCCTTGGCATTAAACTGGGTTGCCGCTTCAGCGATTAGGGGGTGAACAACGATGGACAGTCCACGGGTGGCGCGTTCATCATCGCCCTGATCTAAACCACCATCTGGGTCTAAGGTACGCAGCCCTGCCTTGTATCGTTCAAGCCATTCTGATCGGGAGGCTTCATCGTTTTCGTAAAAGCCGATTAGCTCTTGGCCTTTTCGGGCAAGCTCACGGGCATCGATTTCTTCTGCGAGGTTTTTGTCGAACTCTGCCTCACCGATTTCGTCTTGCATGTCTAGCTCTGGATCACCGATTAGAACGTCACCGTCTGGGAGTTCTTCGACCATCAGGTCATCTAGGGGCGATCCTTCAGCGAACGGAATAATATTTGGGTCAGCCATAGAGCGTCATCCTTTGTGTCTCTGGAGCGTAGTCTTCTTCTGGGTCTTCAGTGTGACCAAGGAACCAGCCCTTGCGTAACCTTAACCACGCCTGAGTGCATGTGTCTACTATATCGTCATTTTTTGCAGCCGGGAAAGCCGCACATATTGAGATCAAATCTTCGGCCCATTTGCGTTTTGGGTAGTAAATCCTGCCGTCTTCTAGCAGGGCAGATGCCGCATGAGCACGGGCCACCTTATCACGATCTGGGGAATATGCCAATACTGGCACCCCCGCCATGCGCAAATCAGCGAGAAGGCTTGCTCCGCTGGCCTTCTTCTCTATTAAAACTGCGTCTGGCTCCCAGTCATCGTATGCCTCCTGCGCTAACTTGCGTAGCTCTGGATAGTTGACTTTGTCATACCACGCTTCCAGCACGATCAAGCAGTCGTAGCCATCTTTCTTGAAGACGCCCCACGTTGTTCGTGCGCTGTAGCTTGAGCTTTCTTTTGTTTCAAAGGCGGTGTCCCAAGATTGGATTACATAAGACACTTCGGGTAGCTCCTCCTTTTCCCACGGCACCCACCATGACGCCTTCAGTATCCCGCCGCCCTTAGGGCTGGGTCGCTGCTGTAGCTGCCCAGCGGCAGCGTAGGAGCCAAGAGACCGCTCTAGGTTGGTGAGGGTCTTCTCATCCATCCTGTCGGGCCACAGCAGTTCGCCTTCCTCTGTGCGTGGGTCTGTGAAGCCAAGGGATGACCGCATTGGATTTGGCGCTCCAACTTCATACCGCGCAGGTAGCATTAAATGATCCCACTCTCCCTCAAGTTGATTTGCCAAAATATGGCCCGTCAGGTCTTGTTCGTGCAATCTTTGCATGATGATGATGAAGGCTCCAGTCTTTGGGTCGTTAAGGCGCGTCTGCATGGCCTGATCCCACCACTCCAGAACGCCCTCCCTAACTTTAGAACTATCTGCTTCTATCGAATTGTGGGGATCGTCAATTGCGATAATGTCTCCCCCATCCCCAGTCAAAGCGCCCCCGACACTGGTGGCGATCCTATAGCCTGTTTGATCATTTTCAAACCGCTGCTTCTGGTTTTGATCGTCGGTGAGCTTAAACTTGTCACCGAAGTGCGCCTTGTACCACGGGCTGTCGATCAGCCTTCGGCACTTAACGCTATCCCTGATCGACAGGGAGGCGGCGTATGACGCAAATAAGAATTTTTTAGACGGCTGCGATGCCCAAGTCCACGCAGGCAGCGCAACGGCCACGCTGATGGACTTCATGTGTCGTGGCGGCACGTTGATGATCAGGCGCTTGATTTCGCCTTCTTTTACTGCTTGAAGATGTTCAGATACTGCTTGAAGATGCCAATTATCTTTGAACGGCACACCCGGTTCAATCGTCGGCCATGCGGCTTTTGTAAACTCATGCAGGCTTCGCTTATATTTCTCCGCTCTCACCTGTTCCAATGTCAAGCTGCCCAAAAGCTGCTTCAAGTGAACTGATTTGTTCATCGGATATCCTCGTAAGGTCTAATTGCGTTGTGTTTTTGTTTGTGTTGTCGGTGACAACTTTCTCGACCCACTCACCCTCGCCCCTATTTTTGAGCCAGAACAGCATTGAGACGTTGTCGCCCTCGACGGCTTTATTGAACAGCGTATTGGTCACGGCCTCAATTCCTTGAACCCTCCCCCTTTTTAAGCTGTCCGATAAGTCCGAATTGTTGGCTTGATGAAGCATCAATGTGGACTTGCTAATGCCCAGCATTCTGGCGCACTGATCGACGTTTAGACCCTGCGACATATACCGTGTGGCGTTTGCCAACACTTCATCTGATACCTTAAACGGTGGCCTGCCCATTGGTTTTTTCTCAGTTGTTTTTTTCGCCATGATGCGGCCCTCCTGTTATTTCTATATAATGCAAAATTAAATTAAAAAAAAGGGTTGTCGTTCTTATGATAAAAAAACCCCGCCTTGGCGGGGCTTGATGTCAACTCCCGTTAATTGCCATCGATTAAAGGGAGAGCATTGCGATGGCGACAATTGCGACAAGGGTTGCGAAGGCAGCGCCTGCGATAATTTCTTTGCCCCAGCCGTCGGGCTTTGTGTTGTGAATGCTGACGTGGCCTCGCATATTGATTGCGAT